TTCTCAGGTTTCAGTGAGGTGGCAGTTTTGTGAAACCAATGTGAGTTAATGGAGAGTGTGAGCCATTTGCCGAGTTCAGCCCATGTGCGCGAGCGGAGCTGTTGCTCGGTGTTGGCGGTTACGATGATGGTGCTGCCGAGGCGGGTGGTGAGCATCCATAGGATAAGCCAAGCCACTAAGGCTGACTTACCGATACCACGACCTGATGCTACGGCTAGTCTAAACATCTCTGGCATATCTAAACTTTGGTTTCTTTGTATGTGGTTTCCAATATCTCGCAAAATTTTTTCTTGCCACTTCCTCGGCCCTGTAAAACCTTCGAGGGGGGTATTCTCTTGATTCCAAGGGAAAGCAAACTTAACAAAGTTGAGAGGATTGTCTTTGATGTCTATAGACCAAAGCTCAGTCATCAGTTGTTTTTCTTGTTCTGCTCCGTACTTCATGGCATTAAAGGATGCACCCGCCAACGGGAGAGAGGAGAGAAAGACGAGTGCATCCCAGCAAGTGAGTAAAATTTTTGTTCAATAGATATATATAATGTACCACGCGCTAATTTTTTAAGGGGGGGTGTTGTGGATAAAACTGTTAGCAACTTATGCACAACCGCACCAGGCACTTGCCCTTGCTTGCTTGCGTGCTTGCGCGTGCTGTGGATAACTTTAATCTTCATTGTTGATGATGATACCCTTAGCGGGTGCGGGCGGTAGCGTGCCAGTGGAGTGAGTGAGCGAGCGTTTGCGTGAGCCAATGATGTCAGCAAGATTGACGGATATATTCGTTGTTTCTGTTCTATCTCTCCAATTACCAAGATCGTCAGTATTCGCGCGATTCTTTAAAAAAAACTGGATACTTTGACTGTTACCGCTCATTGCTGAGTCATATAAAGCTGAACTGATGTCCGCCACAGCTTTTATTTTTCCTTTTCTTATGATTGCGTCAAAAGTATCATCATCACGCTTGCGACGACTGATTGTTGATCTAGAAACGCCAAGACTATCGGCGATTGCTTGATCGCTTAAACCTAACCCCGCTAATTTTTCTATTTTTTTTAATGTTTTTTTATCGCTTAAATTTATTAATTTGCGACCATTTTGCGCATTTTGATTTTTTTTCTTATTCATAACAGATATTTTTTATTCTCTCTCTAAGTACCCTCATACCCCTTATTATATAACGAATTGAGCATATTTTGGAATATATCACCATAAAAACATACATTTATATATTTGCATTTAGTAAGGTACTCATTATAATTAATGTATCTTTTAATTAACGGGAGTAAATAAAGATGACAATAGAAAAAGAATCAAAAAATAAAACAAGGAAAGATAAAATAGATTTTATCTTGTCAGTTAGAGGAATCAAAAAATCCAATAATTTTATAGTAAACGAATACAAAAAAATGTCGGACGATGAAATTGATATAGAATATGATTTTTATAATTAACTTATCTTTTATTAATCGGGAGGAAATAAAGATGTCAATGTTACTACAAGAAGCAAAAAACAAATTAATACAATCTAGCAATAGATCATTGATTAATTTTATACAGCAAAGAGAATGTCAAAGCGAACCGAGCGAATTGTTAAAGATTGCATACCAAGAAGTGCAAAAAAGACAAGCGCAAGAATTCAAGGCATTATTTTCTGGGTTTAATAACTAAGGAGAGAGGTAAGACAATGAGAAAAGTAACACAGCATACAGTAAAAGCATTTTTAAAACATGAATATAAATCAGTTGGTAACACTATGACTGATGGCAGTAGTTTATATTTACATGGAAATGAAATTGCATGGCGATTACCTAATGGCGATATTGAGATCAATATGTGCGGGTGGGGAAGTGTAACCACTAGAGAGAGATTAAACGGATTATTACGCATGATGAATTCTGGTTTCGGTATCAGTCAACGTGATTATAATCAATGTTTAGTTGGTAAAAATGCCAATGTCATAAGAACAATAAGCACCAATGAAACAATCAATGTTGGTAAACCTCAGTAACAGTTAAGCATATCGAACACATCTTCGGGTGTGTTCTATTATGTTTAATAAATGGGAGAAATCTAATGAAAAGTGAGCCAACAAAAAAAGATTTACAACAAATCGCAAATGCTTTGAATGATCATTATGGAGGTTTTGAAATAACTGAAAATCATTTATGTAATGTGGTTATTCTTGATAGATACACCCCAGATTGTCCTGGTTGGTCAGGAGATATAGCTTTAGTTGTTCATGGTGGGGGTAGTTGTTTCAAAGACATTTTATATAGGATTGACGATAAATGGGCTTGGGTTGAGAGTATGAATGAGGGTGACTATCAATTCAATAAAGAACTGATTTAATGAGGAGATTTCTAATGATAGTTAAAAAAGTGAAAAAAGATTATGCACCTAAAGAATATAAACAAGGCTGGAGATTTGTTGTATGGGTTGGTGGTTGTGATGATTACTATACTGAATACGAAAGAGCAAAAGAA